TGACATGCATCGACACAATCAATCATTCCATTAAATCTAGATCTTGTAGAGATATACAGATCATCAAAGTTCTTTTTGATAAAACTTTTAATTGTTGCTTTAGTTATTTTACTCATTATATTCTCCTTTCATAAGTAAGTTCATCGTCTTCATTTTGAAAATAAAAATTCTCAATATGACAATTATTATCTTCTATTAAATCAACCATTTTATTTTCAAATTGTTCTCTAGTGACATACTCATAAACACCATCTTCATCACTAACTTGAACCCAAATATTGTAATGCTTGGCTCTATCAATCAGAGCCAAAACATTTTCATAATTACCACTACAAATTTTTTCCATTATTTCCTCCTATTGGTTAAATTGTTGTGCTACTTTTTTTCCTACTTTTGGAAATAGTTTTTCCATTTTATCAATCTTATTGATTGTTATATCCCAATCTCTTTGGGAAAAAGTTCTATCTGAATTTTTCATCATATCTAGTCTAGACTTATAATATGATAGCTTATCATTTAGAAAGTGTAGTGTTTGAATGTAGTTCATTTTTTTCTCCTCTAAAAAGTTTTTTCCTTTATCTTGCATGAGTGTGTTGTAAAAGTCAATACATTTTTACATTTTATTGCAATTAAATTACTTATATAGTCTTTTTCACAACGAAAATAAATTTAAAAATATTTTTGAATATAGGTGTATAAACGTAACAATTGTAACAATGCAATTAAATCAATAGGTTACAAGATCGTTTTTATTACAAATTGTTACATTTATTACACTTCAAATAACACATTAACACATACGAGATTTTGTTTTTTCAAATTTGATTTGGTTGTGAAAATCCCTTATATTAGTTTTCATGGGAAATAAATCAAAACTTACTGCAAGACAAATAGAATTTGCTAAACATTATGTCGAGGGTATTTATTCTGCTCGACAATGTGCAATCAAAAGTGGATATACTGAAGATAGTGCAAGACATCATGCATCTAAATTATTAAATGGTAAAGACTTTCCATTAGTTACTGAATATATAAAAGAACTTCGAGATGAAAGAGAACGAAGATATGGAGTGACTTTAATTGGTCAATTGAAAAGATTATCTGAACTATCACACAAAGCAGAAGAAGAGGGACAATTTTCTGCATCAATAAATGCAGAGAAAACAAGATCTGCATTAGGTGGTTTAACAGTTGATCGAAGAGAACAAAATCATATCCATCAATTAGATAAACTTAGTCGAGAAGAAATTGTTGCAAGACTAAATCAAATTAGATCAGAATATCCTCATGCCTTTATTGATGGTAAATTTAAGAAAGTAGAAGATGTCAGAGAAGAACCTTTGGTTGCTATTGAAAAAAAATCTACCTCCAAAAACACATTATCAAAGAATTGAAAATAGAGTTTCAAATGGGATGTGTGATACATTTTTGTGTCATAATGGTAGATCTGTATTTATTGAATTAAAAACAACAAAAAACAACAGTATCCTACTCCAAAAGTCGCAGATTGCTTGGAATATGTCACTATTTCATTCAAAAGGGTTGTCTTTTTTCTTGGTCAAGCACCTCTTGACCTCCGACCTATTTTTATTTGGAGGTGGTCAAGCCATTGAATTAGTTGAAAAAGGCTTACTTGCCAAGTGTCAATTGAAGACGAAAGATGTTAAAAAAATCTTGGAACATGTTCTTGGCAGCAGTTAACATGTTAACTAATCTTGCGTCTTGCGATTTGTGACCGTTTGTTTTTTGATCCATGTCTTGCGTCTTGCGATTTGTGACCGTTTATATTGTAAATAAAAAAAGAGCCTAGAGGGAGGATTTCTAGGCTCTCAGATTTTGATAAGTGAGCTATCCCGATTAGCTCACTCATTAGTTAACATGTTAAATTGATGTTTGTCAATTCATGAATTTATTATTGTAAAGTTCAATTTGATCTTCATGAACTATAAAACCATTATTTTTATATAGTTCATAATCTTCTTTGTTAATCTCTTTAAACTTTAAACCAATAATTTTATTGTATTGTAAAACATTGTTTAAATCTGACTTATCCCCATCAATTACTTTACGTCCTAAAAATGTTTCTGGAAAGTCACATTTAAAAACAACTGAAATTGGGTAATCTGTTTTTAATGCAAGTTTAACTTGATTAGAATATTGTAAACGTCCAGAAAATGAAAAGATTAAATAATAATTTTCTGGTAATTGCTCAAATAATCTTTTAGCTATTTTTGTATAATCAACAAAAATTAAATCTGGATACCTTTCCATTAAACCAGTTTTATAAAATGGATAATCACTAATAGTGTTTAATCTTACGAAACCAGTTTTATTATTAGTCATACATTTTTTATTAAAATTAAATAGCTCTTTATCTAATTGGTTTAAAAATCCTATTCTATCATTTAATAAAAATTCAGTCTTTTTTTGTCTTGCAATGTTTACTGATTTAAAGATTTTTGCAAAACCAGATGACTTTAAACAAAGATCCATACATCCACCAGATTTTGCCCCACCACAAATTTTATAATCTGGCATTAATGATAGACTTGCATAATCTGGGTCTTTTACGTCATGCCATGCATTCATATATTTTATTGATTTTTTAACTTTAGTATTTGATTTAGTAGTTGATAATAATTTCATTTTTTTATTCCTCTTTTTTATTATTATTTTTTAATTGATATTCTTTTATGTGCTTTTTTGTAATAACCTTCTACCCATGTTTTTTTAATATGTGTAATATTAAAATGTGGGTCTTTAGTTTTAATAATTTGCTCTTTTAATTCTTTTATTTGAACATCTAATAATCTTTTCATAGATGTAAAAGAATTATATTGATCAACAATATTTTTATTATTGATTTTTTCAATTTGTTTTTTAAAAGTATTTATTTTCATTTTTTTATCCTTCCTAATAAATATAACTATTTATAACATTTTTTTACAACTATTAAAAGAAAAATAAACTTAACATGTTAACGATTGCCAAGTGTTGCATAAATGCAACAAGTCAAGAAAAATAAACTTAACATGTTAACGATTCCTTGCGTCTTGCGTCTTGTCTTATAGTGACCGTACAAGAGACATGACCGAAGGTCATGACCGTTTATAGCGACCGTAGGGAGCGACCGTAGTGCAGCAAAAAAAATGGGAGCCGAAGCTCCCATCTTCCGAGGTTAAACTCTTGTTATTTTAAAGTCTGTTAAGAACTCTTTGAAGGGAAAACCATTCCGTTTTCCGTGACAGTCTAGTTCAAAAAAAGGAACATGATCAGTTAAATAAATATCTTTTAAACAATCCATCGCATCTTTTTTTGTTTTAAAATATGCAATATGAGAAAAACCAGATGAAGGTCTTGTAGAGATATATAGATCATTAATCCCAGATAAATCAAAACATCCTTGTTCACTATAACTTTTTACTTTCCAACGATATTCCATTATTTAAACTCCTTTATAATTTGAATTATTGTGTAGTTGATTGTTAACAATGATATTGGAAATAATAACAATGCACCATTTGGAACCAATCCATATATTTCGTTAAATGTTAGCACCAGTAAAATTACTGATGCTATTAACATTATCATTAAAGCGATACCTCTTAACATTATCCTCTCTCCTTCCATAAAGTTAATCTTCCATCTGTTGTTGTTTCTTTACCAAAGTAAACTGTTCCTTTCCAACTTGGTAAGATGTCATCTCCACCATACCAGTCTGTTGTCTTGAAGTATTTATTCTTGTAAGGATTGTAAGTTACTTGATCTACATCAGAACTTCTTGAGTGTCCTTTACCGAGTGTCCAAGAAGATCTCCAGTTACCTTTAACAAAAGCATGAACATACTTCTTTTTTTCTGCCACAACTTTTTGTCTAGTTTTTTCATGGACAATGAACTGGGCGTTATCTAGTCTGATCATGTCGATGTATCCAACTGTGATCCATCTTTTTTTGCCTTCAGAATTTGGAACATACATTTGAACAGAGTTTGTATCCTTCGTAAGATTTCTGAACATTCTAACTTCTGTTCCATCTCCTAAACTTTTTTTGTTTAAATAATCTTTCATTTTTTAACCTCGTTTTTGTTTCTGTTAAGTATAGATTACAAAATACACAACTAATTGCAACAATAAAAGTTAAACCATTGATTTCATTGAATAAATTAGCCTATCAACTCATTAACATGTTAATTATCCAAATGTTCATGTTTCGTTCCGTTAACATGTTAACTATTCATCTAGGTATTCCTAAACAAGTTAACCATTATTATTTATTACTTAACATGTTAACTATCGGGTAACTTATTCTATTTCTATATTTACTTAACATGTTAACTATCCCCCTCCCCCCATATAACGGGGGCAGTCGTATACACGCATGTCATGTCATGTTAGCTTGATAAATTCATTGAAATATATTATCGTTTGAAAATGTACAATGAACAGTGGACACATATCATTTTAGGAGTGTGGGGTTACGCATTCTTATGTGGTTATTTTTTGGGATAAATGAATCTAGACGCACTGCCTAAAGAGGTGTTACAAGAACTTCTTGGACTTGAGGAGCAGAAGAAGAAACTTGAGACTCGTGAATTAGCGAGGGATAAGTTTATGGCTTATGCTAAACATGTCTATGAGGGTTTTATTGAAGGACGGCATCACAGAATAATTGCTGAGAAGCTAGAAGCCATTGCCAACGGACAATTGAAAAGATTAATTATCAATATGCCGCCGAGACATTCGAAGTCAGAACTAGCATCCTATCTCATGCCTTCGTGGTTTTTAGGAAGAAACCCTAAATTAAAGATTATACAAGCTACCATGAACACGGAACTTGCGGTAAGATTTGGTAGAAAGGTTCGTGACCTCATCGCTGATCCTATCTATAGCGATGTTTTTCCAGACACGGACTTGAAACAGGATAGCCAGGCGGCTGGAAGATGGGAAACGAGCCGTGGCGGGGAGTATTTTGCAGCAGGGGTGGGAGCCGCAATGACGGGTCGTGGTGCAGATTTGTTAATCATTGATGATCCACATTCTGAGCAAGACGCTATGTCTTCAACAGCGTATGACAATACATACGAGTGGTACACTTCTGGACCACGACAAAGATTACAACCTGGGGGAACCATCATCATTGTGCAAACAAGATGGTCAAAGAAAGACCTCACGGGAAGATTAATTACAGATCAAGCAAAAGATGCTATGGCAGATCAATGGGAAGTGGTCGAGTTTCCAGCGATACTTCCTAATGATAAACCTTTATGGCCCGAATTTTGGAATGCAGATGAATTGTTAAAGGTCAAGGCTTCACTGTCCATTGGCAAGTGGAATGCACAATGGCAGCAGAATCCAACCAGTGAAGAAGTTGCCATGGTCAAGCGTGATTGGTGGCAGTTATGGGAAAGAGAGGACACACCAAGACTTGATTATATAATTCAAAGTTACGATACGGCTTACAGTAAAAAAGAAACAGCAGACTATAGTGCCATAACCACATGGGGTATTTTTGAGCCGAAGGAAGATGGTGAACAACATATTATTTTATTAGATGCGACAAAGGGAAGATGGAACTTTCCAGAGTTGAAGTCGATAGCGATAGAGCAAAACGAATATTGGGAACCCGACATGATGCTCATTGAGGCGAAGGGATCGGGTCAACCTTTGGCAGATGAGATGAGAATGATTAATCTTCCCGTGGTTACTTTTAGTCCTGGAAGACGTAAAGGGGGTAACTTGGATAAGGTTACAAGGATGCATATGGTATCTCCTATTTTCGAATCTGGAAAAGTGTGGTATCCTAATTCAAAGTTTGCAGACGAGGTTATAGAAGAAGTAGCTTCGTTTCCAAATGGAGATCATGATGACTATTGTGATAGTATGACGATGGCTATTATGAGATTTAGACAAGGTGGTTTTATATCACTAAAAGGTGAGGATGAGCCAGAAGATTGGTTTCCTCGAAGAGCGAGAGAATATTATTAGGAGCATATAAATGAGTGTTTACACAAAAGAACAACAAACCCGCACTGTTACAAACAAAGAAACTGGTAAAACTAAAGTATTTAAGAGCACTGGTATAGATGCAAAGGGCAAACATTTTTTTACGTCTTTAGATAATGCAAAACAAAGAGAGTTTGCAACTGGAGAAAAACCTTCTTTAAAAACAGGTATTCCAGTGGGAAGAACATCAAAAGGTGAACTAGGTGTTTTAAAAACAGAAGACAAAAAATCTAGTCCAAAAGTGGGAGTCTTAACTGGCAGAAGAGCGAAAAGAACTGTTAGAGGAGACATCACTAAAAAGATGAACATGGGTGGTGTGATGAAGAACCGTGGAGGAACTTTCAAAGGCACTTTCTAATGAACAGACTTTTTAAAATCAGAAGAAAACTAAACAAGAAGCCGACCAGAAAAGTAAGAATAGTCAAGAACAGATTTTCTGATATACTGGCTCCAGGCAAAAAAAGAACTACGAGGATTACATAATGGCAGAACGAGAAATAGCAGGAATGGTCGAAAAGGCAATGGGCGCTGGTGGAGATGTCATGCCAGAGGAAGATAGTTTAGATATCGA